ATTTACGCAGCGTGGATAAGTTACGCAATTTTAAATGCGCCGAGCGTGCAATCGTTTGAATTAGTAACGACGGTGGACTACGTAATGCCGTCGCTCGGACACATGGCGGTGCTGGAGACGATCCTTTATGAGTAATCAGATTGATCGTCACGTACGTCGCACTGGCGATGATTATAAACAGGCGTTTCTGGCGTTACTACCGCAAGGGCAGGCATGGCCACGGCATCCAGAAAGTTTGCTTTATAAAGTCGTCGCTGGTCTTTGCGAGTACTGGGGGTTCGTCGATAGTCGCGCTGCTGATTTGTTGGAAATAGAAAGCGACCCGCGCAAGACGGTTGAGCTGCTGCCGGATTGGGAAAGAAATTGGGGATTGCCCGATCCTTGTTATGCGGCACCGCAAACGATAGGTCAACGTCAGTTAGCGCTCGTTATGCGTATGACGATGCAGGGTGCGGCTTCGCGTGAATTTTTCATTGCCGTAGCTGCACAGATCGGTTATACTATCACGATCACCGAGTACCGCGTGTGGGTTGTTGGTCTTGATGGTTGCGGCGATTGTCGTGTTTATGGCGATGGTTCTAATCCGATGTTCAATGCGTGGAATGTACCGATCTGCGATCCTGCTGGCAATCCCGTTGCGGATGGTGAATTGTCTGAGTGGCCGAATTACGGCCTCGGGCCGCCCGGCAATCGTTTCTACTGGACCGTCCACGTTCACCAATCGTCGCTGATTTGGTTCCGCGTCACCAAGGGACAAACCGGCGTCGATCCGCATTTGCGCATCGGCTTGGCCGACGATCTTGAATGCCTATTGAACCGGCTCAAGCCCGCGCACACCGAAATAATTTTCGACTACTCAAGCCTGAGTGATCCCGGCGATCCGATGGCTGGCACACCATGAGACAAACAGGAGGCAACAATTAAATACAACCAGCCCTACGGCATCAGCGATCCCAATGCCGTTTACATCAACGGCAACCCCACCACCGGCACGATGGGTTCGATCCCGCCCGCCGAGTCGATTGAATACGACCAGCGCGAAATCGTCGCGGTGATCCAGTGGGCCGCCGATCACGGTTACCATGATTATGCCAACGCGCTTTGCGCCAATCCAAGCAACGCCGACTTGCAACAATTGCTCAAGGCGATTTGGGGCCTAGTCAATTCTAACAAGCTGACCGCGCCGCAAACCTATTATGTCAATACGACCACCGGCGACGACAACAATCCCGGCACCTCGTCAGGGGCGGCATTCAAGACAATTCAGCGGGCGGTCAATCAATGTTCGGTGTTCAATCTTAACGGCTTTAATATTCAAATTGTCGTTGCCGACGGCACATACGGAAAAGTCGTACTGCCAAATATCAATGGTACCGGATATATTTTTATAACTGGCAATAGCGCCATCCCCGGCAATTGCATCATTCACGCCAATACCGGTCCCGCTCTACAGGTCAACGGCCAAAATTATGTCGTTACCGGGTTTCGTTTTGAGTCCGATATTTATGATGCGACAACAGGGTTTCCCGGTGCCGGGGTTTGGAACTCAGGCGCAGCGAATTTTACTTTGGGCGGAAATGGTACTGCGATTGAATTTGGGTTTTGCGCGGACGGCCACATCATGGCGACCGTTGGCGCAATCGGCATTGCGGGTGGAACGGCTGTTCGTATCAAGGGCAATTCGGCAAATTTCATTAATGCAAATATTGCCGCTTGGGTATTCACCGCCAATGTTCCGGCATTTCCGACCATCGTAATTCCCGAGGCGCATTCTATCGGCGTGTTTATAAATTGTGCCGGCAACGCGAACACCGGCGCAATCTTTTCATCGTTTTCGGGTGCCGCGAATATCACCGGTCAAAAATATTCTGCGGCCACTAACGCGGTCATCAACAGCAACGGCGGCGGCATTAACTACTACCCCGGCACGATTGCCGGGGTGACAGGTACCGGAGGGCAATACCTATGATTTACGATCCTTATGACTGGTTTTGGCTGGCGGATGACGGGCGCATATTTGCCAGCGCAAGACAAAGTATCGTCGACAGTACCGATACGGGATATGTCGACTGGACCAACGGAGGCAACGTTGCAACGCCTTGGCCGCGCGATGCGTCCGACATACAGACTATTGCGACGTTACAGGACGTGCTGACGCCGTTTAATCTTTTCATTGATTTGACGGCTTATGCGGCATACGCGCGGTCCAACCACGCCAGCGGCGGCTTTACTATTACTACGATAAGTACGGAGCCGTTCCTGACCGATCCGACCTCGCGCAATACCATCAACAGTGCCTTTCAATATGCTCAAGCCAACCCGGCGCATATTACAAACTGGAAAATGTCGAACGGCAGTTTTATTGCGTTGAGCAATACGCAAATGGCGACCGTCAACAATGACATCACGACGTTCGTGCAATCCTGCTTTACGTGTGAGGGTACGACGGCGAGCGGCATCATTGGCGGCACGATCACCACGCACGCGCAAGTCGACGCGGCATTTGCCGCAATCTCCAACGTTGTTCCTTAGACATGGCGACCGTCAACATCACCGTTGAGAACGACGCGGATTTTTACCGCACGTTTCAATATGTCATGGCAACCGCTGGCACTCCTATCAACATCACCGGGGCATCTCTTGAGATGATGCTGCGCCGTCACGCCGAGGACGCTGATGCGGTATTGCGGCTCGGCACCGACACCGGAGAAATCGTGCTGATTGATCCCGTCAACGGTTTATTTACCGTTTTGATTACGCAAGACACGCTCGCGCATTTGGCACTTGGCAGTTATGACCATTCCAACATCATGACGCTTGGAGGATTCAAGACAAAAATCTGGAGTGGCACGCTCATCAACAATGCAGGGCCAACGCGATGAGCGCGGTCGAGATTATCACCGACGCTAACGTCACCATTACCGCCGATGAGGCCGACACCGTTGTCGTGCTCGCTGCCGACGACGTTGAGACAATAGCAACCGGCGAGCAGGGGCCACCGGGGCCACCGGGAGCGCCGGGAGGGCCACCGGGGCCGCAAGGGCCGACCGGGCCGCAAGGGCCGACCGGGCCGCAGGGTCCGAAAGGCAACACAGGTGCCACCGGGCCGCAAGGGCCAGCAGGACCGAACGGCTCGACAGGGCCAATGGGACCAGCGGGAGCCGATAGCACTGTACCCGGACCAGCAGGACCGGCAGGGCCAACCGGTGCAACAGGGCCGCAAGGACCGGCTGGCGTAGACGGTGCGGGTGCACCTGCTACCTCGCCGCCGCTCATGGACAGCGTTGCGGCGGTCGGCACCTCGCTTCTATTCGCGCGCCAAGATCATATCCACCCGAGCGATACGTCGCGGGCGGCGGATGCCGTTGTCGTCAAGACAACCGTGCAAGCATTAAGCGCCGCGCAACAGCAACAGGCGCGGCAAAATATTGTCGCCGCGCCGTTCGACGCGATGGCTTACAGCGGCTTGCAGATTAACGGTGGCATGGAGGTGAGTCAGGAATTAGGCACTACAGGACGCGGGACACCCGGCTATGTCTGCGATGGCTGGACGGCATCATGGGGCGGCACAATGCTCATTGCCGCCGCTCAATACACCGCGCCCTATGTTCCCGGCTTTCCCGGCCTCGTGTATCTTACCGTCAATACGGCACAAACAACGCTCACGGGTACTGATCTTGCTTATTTCATTCAAACAATTGAAGGGCGACGCATAGGGCGCTTGGCTTGGGGTAGCACCTATGCACAACCGATCACGATTGCATTCTGGACCTCGCACGTTCGTCCCGGCCTCTACAGTGTCGCAATGCGCAATGCTGCAGCCAGCCGATCCTATGTTGCGACCTATACCCAAAACGCGGCCAGTACTCCGCAATTTAACGTCATCACCATTCCCGGTGACACGGCGGGGACTTGGAACACCGACAATACTGTCGGGGCGAACTTGTCATTTACGATGGCTTGCGGACCAACCTTTACCGCACCGGCAGCAAACACTTGGTACAGTGCAAATTATGTATCCGCGCCGGGGCAGGTGAATGGTGTGGCGGCAACGACCGACGTATTTCGTATTACCGGAGTCATCGTTCTTCCCGGCAGTGAGGCTCCAAACGCCGCGCGTTCGCAATTCATCATGCGGCCTTACGATCAAGAATTGGCAATGTGCAAGCGCTATTATGAAAAAACATCCACAGCTATATTTCGCGCTCCTGTTGCCGGAAATTTGTTCTATTGGTTGCCATACTTGTCGAAACGGGTAGCACCAACAGCATCGTTGGCAAATATAACTTATAGCAACAGTTCTGCTGCTGCTGTTGCAAACATGGGTCTCAACGGCTGTGAAATATCTTTTACAGCTACGAGTCCCGGTGGCTATATTGTAGCTGACGCTATCTTTGACGCGCGACTGTAATGGCAGATTATCAACTCACCGCAACCGACATTGTGATCCGCACCGAGGACGGCGCCAGCATTCCCAATGATCCGGCGAACCGCGACCGCGCCGAATATGAGCAATGGCTGGCGGACGGCGGCGTGCCCGATCCCGTCGCGACCGAGCCGTTGCCACCCGATCCCGCACCGGAAACGACCGTACTCTACGACCATGAAAACCGCATCCGCGCGATTGAAGGTCAACCACCATTAACTATGCAAGATTTTATAACTAAGATTAAATGAATGGAAATACGAACGCTCATCGCAGTCTGCTTCGTGATGGTGCTGCTTGGCGCGGCCATTGTCTATTCGAAAGGTGATGAGCCGTTGCGTCCTGTTTGCGTTACCGATGAAGACCGCGTTCATATTCGAGCGCAGGTTCTCGCAGCCGTTGACGAGGCGTTCAGAGACAACATGAAACATTTATTTACCAGCTGGCTTAAGGATGCACGCGATCAGCCTAATCGTGCGTCTGCCGGATTGCAGAATTCTATTGTTATTTATCAACGCGCCAGAGCTGACGCGCTAAAATGGACACCACCGAGTTGCTAACAGGAGACTTAAATGAAACGGATGATCCTTGGAATTATTTTGATGACGTTGCTGCCAGCGGCTGCAGACGCACGCCGTGCGCACGTACGTATTTATAAGGAGGCTCCAGCGCAGGAGCCAGCACGAGCAATGCCGCTAGCAGTAGTGCCGCCGTTTGCCGTGGCAATCGATCTGGTGCGGCGCACGTCATGCGATCCCACGATCGCGGTGGCAACTGGTCCGGACGATCCAGGCTTTACGTCGCACCCGGTGGGCAACTACCTGATCCCTGCGATCTACCGCAGCGAGTGTGGAGCGCAACCGAAGAGGTGAAGCCATGGCATTACGGCTCAAGGGAAAGGTCTCGTGGTTCGGTGGACCGAATGATAAAGGCGTCGCGCCAGACGAAGGGCTAGCGTTCATTTATGAAGTAGAGATGGCACCGCATTTATTTTTACCAACGCAGCCACCCGGCACTACGGGTTTAGCGAGACGCTTAAATCCCTACGTGCATTTTATCGCGTGCCGCTGGGACTACGATATTTATCCGAAGGACCAAATAATAAAAGAACTGGCAGTCATTCGCGCCGTCAAGACGCAGGTCGTGCTGACAGCTTTCCCGGCTGACTGGGGACCGCATTCAGATACAAATAGGGTTGCGGATATCAGTGAAGGCTTGATGTTCGATTTGGGGATCACGACTGATGATGAAGTAGAGGTTGCGTTAATGAGCGAGCTGCGTCCTGCCGTGATTAAAGGACCGCTGGTTTGAAATTAGGTGTTGTGCAAATCGCGTTGTTGATAATCGGGATCGTCGTTGCCGTTTCAATCGGCGTGCGACTTTCTGGTTATTATAACTGCTGCTGACACCAACGTCGTCGGCTTTGGCACCGACAGGAGGCAGTCCCTCCGGCTGCCTCCCTCTTTCCTTCCTACCCGACTGGCCGCTGTGGGCACCCCTCGCAGCGGCCTTTTTTATTTGCGTGCGCCGTAGTCAGGACACGGCAGCAGCTCCGTACGATCTCGCGCCGCGCGGGACGCTTTGGGACGCTGCTGCACCCGTGCCAGTTTCATGCGCTTGCGCGTTGCCCAGCTCTTGCGGGACGCGGCGCTATGGTCTCGTTTTTTCTGCATGTTGAATATCCCTGATTAGAACGTGTCTGCCATCGCGGGCAACACAACCGAGTTCATGGTTGTTTCGTATAAATCCGCCAACGTAACCACGCGGCTTACAGAATTCTGTGGTGATATATCTGTCTGTCCGCAGCGCATAAAAATAAAACCAGCAGCCACCGGCAATTAATAATGCCGCGAGGATGCTGGTTGTTATGATATCTTCTTTGTACAGTGTCGATCCTTTAAGGGCCAGTAACCTCTTTGGGACGCTTTCCGCACCAAGGACAAAATTTTAGAGCCGGAAGATCACAACCTAAGAAGAAAATATCCTCCGCAGAGCGATAAACCAACGGCCCAAATCCCTCGTTGTCGGTTCCGCTCTCCTGAGCCGCTTCCATATCTGGGCAGCATTTAAGCTTTTTCATCTGTTATCCGTTACAGGGCCATTAATACCAGCCCGCACTTTTCCAAGTGTGGCCGTCCGCGATCAGTCTCGCCTTCGTTGCCTTCATGTAGGCACTCAATTCTTGCCGCGTGACTTCCTTTGCACCCTTCGCTATCGCCAGCGCGCGGCGGGTAAGCGAAAGGTCATAGTGCGGAAAGCTCGCCTTGTCGGGCGACTGATACCATTGCCGCTTCATCCCGATAGAGACGGCCATCGCGTGTAGCTCGTCGGGCGTATCGGCAAGCATGTGGCACATGACCATTCTCCCGAACCCGTTTCTCGCTCCGTCAATATAAACTGTCATGGTCACTCGCTATGCGGCGGATAACGTCCCTAGTGGTGCTGCGGGATGCGCAGCGGGTTCGAGTATCCCGGCGGCAGGAATTTCTGCAAATCCTTTTTGATATAGTGGCGCACGGCGACGTGGTTCAGCAGGTCGATCATGCGCAGCGTGTAGTCAATCGCTAGACGCCCGTATGCGAATGCGCTCAAGCGCCCACTTGTACCGCTCCGCAAGAACGATTAGGCGCTCAGCACTAGACATTGCTTCTTGGTTCATTTCGATCACCTGTTTATTGTGCGACGGTAAACGAAAAGAAACCCGCACGAAGGTTGTG